ATGTTCCTCACATATATATATGCGTGGGATGCGCCGCGCTGATCTCCTCGCCTCGCTGGTCGTCCTGCCCTGCGCGCGGCCTGCCCTGCTCGCCTCGCCGCTCGCGCTCGCGGCCTCGCTGCCGCGCGTCCTGGTCGTTGGGCCCTGCTGCCGTGGGCTGGCCGCTCGTGGCTCGTGGCCTTGCGCCTCGTGCGCTCGTGCCGTGGCTCCTCGCCTCGCGCCGCTGCCGTGGGGCGGCTGGCGCTCGTGCTCGTGCGCCTCGTCGTGGCGTGCGGGCGGTCGCGGGGCGGGCGTCCGGCTCGATCTCGGCGGGCTCGACGGGTCGGGCGGCAGGGTATCTGCTGGGGATGGGTAGCACATAAGGACTGCAACCAAAGCACGCCCCCCACCGAGAATTTTTTGATATAGCCCGCAGGGGAACGGCGGGGGGTCAGAATGGATTTTACGCGAGTTCGGCCATAAAAGTGGTTTCTAGCACCACTTGACCTAGTATTGAAAACTAGATAACGTGCATTTGGAAACCACTTTTGCGGAGGTGCGCGGAGATGCACAAGCCAGCGCCGTGGCAGCGGCGTTTCTACAGGTCGAAGGCGTGGCAGGCGTGCCGTCAGGCCGTCTGGGAGCGCCAGCACGGCCTCTGCGCCGACTGCATGGAGCGCGGCGAGCTCACGCCGATAGACGAGGTGCACCACCTCGTCGAGCTGAACGAGTTCAACGTCTGCGACCCCAAGGTGAGCCTCGACCCGAGCAGGTGCGTGGGACTCTGCCGCAACTGCCACAACAGGAGGCACGAGAAGGGCTACAAGAAGCAGGACAAGCCCACGAGGGTGTGGTTCGACGAGGACGGCAGGCCCGTCAGGAGGGGAGTGGAGCTTTGAGCGAGGAGTACGCGGTGATGCTGCCCGAGGCGCGGCCAGCAATCGCCACCTTCAAGCGCCCCGTGGTGGACGAGGACGGCTACGTGACGCACCACGAGGTGACCAGCGTCCCATGCGCCGTCCACACCCTGCAGGTGGGGCGCGGTGGCTGGGTGTGCGAGCGGGAGGACGGCACGGTCATGGTCGTGCCCTACGAGAACGTGAGGTTCATCGATGGCGAAGAAGGTAGATAGCTACAAGAAGGAGGTCATACGCGAGTCCGACGCCTACCAGGAGATGGCGAGGACGGGCCGCTACGACCTCGAAGACCCGACCATCGAGTCCACCGTGTGCCAGTACGCGTGGCTCGACGACAAGATAGAGGAGTGCCGCCGCATCCTCGACACCGAGGGGCTGATGGTGGACGGCCTGCACGGCAAGGTGCAGAACCCCGCGCAGGGGTCGGTCAAGGCGTACATGCAGATGCAGAAGCTCGCGCTCGACCAGCTCAAGCAGCTCATGTCCGTTGCGCCCGAGAAGAGCGACGACTTCGACGAGTTCATGAGCGGCAGCGATGACTAGCGCCTACCACGAGTACATAGCCGACGTCCTCGCGGGGGCGTTCGTCACGTCGGGGAAGATCAGGAAGCTGTGCGGCATCCTCAAGGAGCGCGGCGAGGCCTACAAGCGGTGGCACTACGACCAGTCGAGGGCCGACCACGCCATAAAGTTCATCGAGTCGTTCTGCTGCCAGACGGCGGGCCGCATCGGCGAGAAGCTGGTCCTGCAGCCCTTCCAGAAGTTCATCCTGTCCGCCATCTTCGGCTGGGTGGACGACGACGGGTGCCGCGAGTTCCAAGAGGTGCTCGTGATAATGGGCAGGAAGGGCGGGAAGACCACGCTGTGCGCCGCCATCATGCAGTACCTCATGGTGGCGGACGGCGAGTACGGCCCGCAGATATACACTATGGCCTGCACCGACTCTCAGGCGGCGCTGTGCTTCGGCGGCGCGAAGAAGATGATGAAGCAGTCGCCCGCACTCAAGAAGCGCGAGCGCATGGGCACCGTGCCCGAGCGGCGGCGGCAGGGCATCCTCTACGACGCCAACGACGGCTTCATCACCACGCTCACGATGAACACGGAGCTGGACGGCCTCGACGTCCACGGCGCGGTCTGCGACGAGATAGCGGCGTGGAAGACGGACGGCCCCTACAACGACGTCAAGCAGGGCATGTCGGCCCGCCGCCAGCCGCTGATGTTCGAGATCACGACCGCGGGCTTCGTGCGCAACTCCATCTACGACACGCAGTACGCCTACGCCTCGCGCTGGCTGGACGGGGAGATAGAGGACGACCGCTTCATCCCGTTCATCTGGGAGCTGGACCGCACGGACGACTGGATGCACGACGAGGAGTGCTGGTACAAGGCCAACCCAGGGCTGGGCACCATCAAGTCCATCGACACGCTGCGCGGCTTCGTGCAGCGCGCGTCCAACGAGCCGACGTTCCGCCCGACCGTGCTCACCAAGGACTTCAACGTCCCGCAGAACAGCTCCTCGGCGTGGCTCACGTGGGAGGAGTCGGGCAGCGACGAGCGCTTCGACTTCTGGAACGCGGGCTTCCGCTACTGCATAATCGGCTTCGACTACGCGCAGTCGGTCGACCTCGCGGCGGCGCAGGTGCTTTGCATGCGGCCCGAGCGCGACGAGGACGGCAACATAAGGAGGGACCCCAAGACCAAGGCGCCAATCTTCGACCCGCACATCTACGAGACGAGCATGTACTGGATGCCCGAGACAAAGTTCGACGCGCAGGAGACCAAGGGCGACAAGGCCACCAAGGACCACGCGCCCTACAGGCTGTGGCGCGACCAGGGGCTCCTGCGCGTGGTGCCCGGCAACGTGGTGCCCGCGTCGGTGCTCTCGGAGTTCATCAACGAGCTGCGCGACGAGCACGGCATCTACACCTTCGCGGTCGGCTACGACCCGTGGCACATCCTCGGGGGCGACCGCGAGCTGCTTGAGCAAATGGTGGGCAAGGAGCGCTGCGAGGCGGTCATACAGGGCACCAAGACGCTCTCCGACCCGATGTACCGCATCCGCGCGGACTACCAGCAGGGGAGGTTCGTGGACGACGCGCACCCCATCAACCGCTGGTGCCGCATGAACGTCATGGCGATATACGACTCGAACCTCAACATCCTGCCCGACAAGAAGGAGGGCAAGGGCGCCAACAAGATAGACGGCTTCCTCGCGGAGCTGGACGGCTACATAGCGCTCCTGCGCCACGAGGACGAGTACAAGGCCATCCTGACCTAGATGGACGATGTATGCAGATTGATACATAAAACAGGGCTAATATTGACTATTACAGATTGAAACAGTAAGTTCTATACAGTGGGATAAATCTTAGGGGCCTCCGTGAAGGGGGCCTTTTTCATGCCGTTCGGAGGTGTGTGGCACGTGGCGAACGACGGACTCATCTCCAAGGTGCTCGGGCGTTTCCGCAGGCGGAGCGACGCGCGGGACGCCTCGACGGCCTACTTCCGCACCATGACCGAGTACAGCCCCGCGTTCAGGACGTGGCAGGGCGGCGTCTACGAGATGGAGCTGACCCGCGCGTGCATCCACGCGTTCGCGAGCGCCTGCTCCAAGGGCGAGCCGCACATCTCCGGCAACGGGCGCCCCGAGCTGGTCAAGGCGTTCCAGAGCTGGCCCAACGACTTCATGACGTGGCCGCGCTTCCTGTACCGCCTCGCCACCATCTACGAGGTGGACTGCACGGCGTTCGTCATCCCGACCTACGACGAGAACGGCTTCACCAACGGCCTGTTCCCGCTCAAGCCCGACTACACCGAGCTGATGGACGTGGACGGCGAGATGTGGGTCCGCTTCACGCTGAGGACGGGCGAGCGCATGGCGTTCCCCGCGTCCGACGTGTGCTGCATATCCAAGTACCAGTACCTCAGCGACTACTTCGGCACGCCGAACAACCTGCAGACCACTATGGACCTGCTCAACAAGCAGGTGCAGGCCGAGAACAACGCCATCGAGATCGGCGGCAAGATAAAGTTCATCGGCAAGATCGTCGGGCAGGTCGCGCCCGAGGACCAGAAGCGCAAGCGCGACGAGTTCTACGCGCGCAACTTCACCGACAACGACACGGTGCTGATGACCTACGACTCGACCTTCGCCGACGTGCAGCAGGTCAAGGCGAGCACCTACACCATCTCGACCGACGAGATGGAGCGCATTGACAAGCACGTGTTCTACTACTTCGGCTCCAACGAGGACGTCCTGCAGAACAAGGCCGACGAGGCCAAGTGGGACTCCTACTACGAGGGCAAGGTCGAGACGTTCTTCCTGCACCTCTCCGAGGGGCTCACGCAAGCGTGCTTCTCGCGCAGGATGGTCACGCAGTC